ATGGCTACAAGCGGTTTATATAACGGTGGCACTGAAACCAATGGCCTTTATGGAAATACCATTTCTTTTGGTGGTACATATTTTGAATGGTTTATTTTTCAGGACTCTGCAACTGCTCCCGCAACCCCAACTGGTGGGTCATGGAGTTTTACAACCAATAGTGGTACGGCTCCAACTGGCTGGTCATTGTTGCCACCTGCTACGCCAACAAATCAAGTTTGGGTTTCAATTGCTTTGGTTAACTCCAAATCAACGGCAGCATTAGCTTGGACAGTTCCTGGACTTTTTGGCGTAGTTCCTAACTTTACATTTCCAACGCCTGTTACTGGCGCGGCTGGTTCTAATGCTTCTGTAACTAACACTGGCACTGCTACTAACCCAATCCTTACCTTTACCATTCCTCGCGGGAATACGGGCGCTACGGGCGCTACAGGGGCTACAGGAGCCACAGGTGCTACAGGTTCTGCTGCCACAGTTGCCGCAGGAACTACCACCACAGGCGCGGCTGGGACATCTGCATCTGTTACCAATTCGGGTACAACAAGTGCCGCTGTTTTTGATTTTACAATTCCTCGCGGTGCTACAGGGGCTACGGGTGCGACAGGTGCGACAGGTGCAACAGGGACTGCCGCTACTCTTACACTTGGTACAACCACTACAGGCGCGGCTGGTAGTTCAGTTGTTATAACCAATTCTGGAACGACAAGCGCTGCGGTATTTAATTTCACAATTCCTCGTGGTGACACGGGCGCTACAGGAGCTACGGGCGCTACGGGAGCTACGGGAGCGCAAGGCGTACCAGGCATTAATTGGCTTGGCACATGGAGTAGCGGTACAACATATGCTATCCGTGATGCTGTAACTTATAACGGTACTTCTTATTACGCTGTTGCCGCCAGTACAAACCAAGCACCTCCCAATGCAACATATTGGAATGTACTTGCCCAAAAAGGAACTGATGGATCTGGTGCGGTAAGTTCAGTTGCACTATCTGCTCCTGCATTATTTACTGTTAGCGGAAGTCCTATAACTTCTAGCGGTACATTGGCATTAAGTTATAGCGGTACAGCACTGCCCGTAGCTAATGGGGGTACAGGAGTTACAACATCGTCAGGTGCTAATAGCGTTGTTTTGCGAGATGCAAGCGGAAACATTACAACTAATTGTTTGTTTGAGGGATATGTATCTCAAGCGGCAAGCGGTACGACTATTACGCTTACTGCTGCATCCGCACAAAATTATCAAATTACGGGCTCTGGTGGTCAGACAATTAAGTTACCAAGTGGCACAACGCTACCAAATGGTGCATTGTTTACATTTAATAACAACCAGTCTTCTGGTGCTATTACTGTACAGAATAATTCTTCTACAACTATTGCAACTATCCAGTCAGGCGGTTATGTAACTATTGTTTTGTTGGATAACTCGACTGCTGCTGGTTCGTGGGATAGACATGATTCAACGCCATCCAATGTTTCTTGGTCAACAAATACTCTAGATTACGCTGGTTCGATTACAAGTGCCACATGGAATGGAACTACTGTTGCTATTAACAGAGGCGGTACGGGTCAAACAACTGCAAATACTGCATTTAACGCATTAGCCCCATCACAAACATCAAACACAGGCAAATACCTGACTACTGATGGCACTAATACAAGCTGGGCAAGTGTTGTAGCAGGTGCTACGTTAAGCAATGATACAAGTACAGCATCCAATTTGTACCCAATATTTGCTTCTGCTACATCAGGTACACCAACAACTATATACACAAGCAATGCCAATTACTTGTACAAGCCTTCTACTGGCGAACTACAAGCATCTCAATTGGTTGCAAGTAATGGCATAGTCGTTAACAGTGCAACTATATCTGCAAGTTATACGGTAGCAAGTGGATTCAACGCAATGTCTGTTGGCCCTGTTACTGTTGCTTCTGGTCAAAGCGTAACCGTCACTAGTGGACAAAGGTGGGTAATTCTATGAGTTCAGTTGTTATTTCAGGCGATACATCGGGTACGGTAACCCTACAAGCGCCAGCTGTTGCTGGTACGACAGTTTTAACTTTACCTTCAACAACTGGTACGGTTATGGCCCCAACTTCAAATGGAACATCGGGTCAAGTTTTAACTTCTTCTGGTTCTGCTACGCCAACTTGGTCAACACCAAGTGCTGGTTCATTGATTTATTTGTCTACTGTGACTGCAAGTAATTCCGCAACTGTTGATATTGAAACAACATTTAGCAGCACTTATGATGCGTATCTTTTAGTTGTTAGTAATTTAGTAGTGGGAAATGACAACGCTACGCTAGTAGGCAGATTTAAACTAAATGGTGCTTATGTGACTACTAGCACTTATTACGGTAAATTAATGAATCTTGTTAGCACTACAGGTACATTTAATGCTGACAATACTAATGGTTTAACATCGTTTTATATTGGGACTAACTTAGGCGCGGATACTTCTGATATAGCAGGATTCAATATAAATATATATAACCCAAGTAGCACAACAAAACAAAAAAGGGTTGTGTTTTCTGGAGTTGCATCTGCCTCATCGGGGGTTGGCGCTAGTCAAACTACAACATTTTTTGGGTCTGGGTCTAACTCTGGTACGGGGGCAATGACGGGACTTCGTTTATTTATGAATTCTGGAAATATTACTTCAGGAACATTCCGTTTATATGGAATTTCAAACAGTTAAGGAAACACCATGTCAAGACATCACATGACGGCAGAAGGCCCAGTGCCATTTACCGCTGAAGAAGAAGCGGAATGGGATGCTATGGAATTGGCGTATGTACCTCCCATTGCACCAACCGAACTAACCAAAGAACAACTGTTTGCAGAGTTACAAGCGCTGACAGCAAAAATTAACGCACTGGGGTAAAACATGAGTTCAATAGCAGCAGGAACCACAAGCGGAACCGCTTTAGTCTCAAGTGCAGACACAAGTGGTGCGTTAGTTTTCCAAACCAATGGAACAACAACAGCGTTAACTTTGGAAACAGATCAGAACGCTACATTTAATGGAGCATATACAGAAAAAGTATATACAACCACTGTTACCTCTACCATTACGTTAGCTTTGACTAATGGCACTGTTCAAATCATTACTTTGACTGCGTCAACGGCCTGTACTTTTACTATGCCAACAACAACTGCTGGTAAATCCTTTGTTTTGTTACTTAAACAACCTGCAAGCACAGGAAATGGAACGGCAACATTTACTAGCGTAAAGTGGGGAACTGCTGGCGCACCAACAATTACTGCTACTGCTGGCAAGATGGATATTCTTACTTTTATATCTGATGGAACAAATTGGTATGGTTCTATTGCTCAAGGCTATACGCCTTAAAGAAAAAACATGTTTGCTTATACAAAACTAATGCAAACAATGGCGGGTGGACCGCTGTATATGGACGTTACTACGTCTGGTGCAAGCGTTAGCACATCTGGAAATTATAAGATTGCAACCTTTAATGGCACTGGTTCATTTACTGTAAATACAGTTGGTTCGGATATAACTGAAGGTTCAGCAGTAGATTATTTGGTTATTTCTGGTGGCGGTGGTGGTGGCTATGACAGAGGCGGCGGTGGCGGTGCGGGGGGTATGCTTAGCGCCACAGGTCAAGCTGTTTCTGTACAAACGTATACGGTTACAGTAGGCGGCGGTGGTGTTGGCGGGAATGTAAATGGTACAACAAGAGCAGGTCTTGGCATCGCGTCATCTATTTCTGGAATCATTTCAACGTCTGGCGGTGGCAGCGGTGGTACGGGCGGCGGCGGTGCAATTGGTAATGGTAGAAATGGTGGTTCTGGTGGCGGCGCAGCAGGTACTGGTTCTGGTTCTGGAACTGTTGGTACAGGCACATCTGGAGAAGGAAATAACGGCGCGTTAGGCGCTTTTACACCTTATATAGGTTCTGGAGGTGGTGGTGGCGGCGCAAATGCGGCTGGCGGTGCTGGTACTATTTTTGTCAATGGTAACGGCGGCGCTGGTCGAGCCTCGTCAATTACAGGGTCTTCGGTAACCTACGCTGGCGGCGGTGGTGCTGGTGGTGATTCCGTATTGGGCGGTACTGGTGGCGTTGGTGGCGGTGGCGCTGGCGTAAGTTCAGGCACTGGTGGTGCTGGTACTGCTAATAAGGGCGGCGGTGGCGGTGGAAGTCTAAATTCAACTGGTGGTGCTGGCGGCTCTGGCATTGTTGTAATCAAATGGAGATTTCAATAATGGCGCACTTTGCTCAACTAGACACAAATAATATTGTTCTTCAGGTTTTAGTCGTTGAAAATTACATAATTAAAGACGACCAAGGCAACGAACAAGAACAACTTGGCATTGAGTTTTTAAAATCTTTAATTGGTCCTGAAACTATTTGGAAACAAACAAGTTATAACGCCAATTTTAGAAAGAATTATGCAGGAATAGGTGACACATACGATGTAACCCGTAATGCGTTTATTGCTCCTATGCCGCCTCCATTTTCAAATGGGGATGTTTACGAATTAAATGAAGAAACCTGTAAATGGTTTGACCCTAAAGCCCCTGAACATCGCGCAAGAATAGGAGTATCCCGTGTTTAACAATCTTTATACTGATATAAAAATTGTAGATAATGTATTTGTAAAAATACACCATTTTGTGCGTGTTGGTGATACCCATCAAGGTCATGCCCATACTTTTGACCATATTACATTGCTGTCTTCTGGTTCAGTAAAAATGGTGCATGATAATGGCGAACAAGAGTATAAAGCCCCACATTTAATTGTTACACCCAAAGGTGTTACGCATAAATTTACAGCTTTAGAAGAAAATACTGTTTTTTGTTGTATTCATGCTATTCGTGATGGTGACGGTGTTGATGATGTTGCATCTCCAGATATAACAACAGAACAAGCATTTGAGTTGATGACAAAATATTCTTTAACAACTTAAAAATTAGCCAAGGATAATTAGTATGACAGTCATAATCAATGGTAGCAATACACCTACAGCAGGTGGCGTAACGTATGGAAATGGTTCTGCTTACGCTACTACAGCGGCTGGTACTTCTGGGCAAGTTCTTACTTCTGCTGGTTCAAGCACACCTACTTGGTCAACACCTGCTGGTGGTTTTTCTACCATTCAATTATTTACAACATCAGGAACATTTACCATTCCATCTGGAAAAACAACTGTAAAAGTTACGGTTATTGGCGGTGGTGGTCAAGGTGGTACAGGTTCTGGAGGAGGGCGTGATTCTCTAGGTTTTGGTGGTGGCGGTGGTGGTGCTGGAATATCTTATTTAAGTTCATTGACACCAGGAAACACAATTTCAGTAACTGTAGGCGCAGGTGGTAGTGGCGGCAGTGGTGGTGGCAATGACGGTGGCAATTCATTAATACAATCAGGAACACAAACCATTACAACAATTACTGCGTTAGGTGGCAGTGGTGGTGGTCCAAATGGAGTAACTCCACCAACTGGAACAGGTGGAACTTGCAGTGGTGCAAATTTAAATATTCAAGGTAGTTCAGGCGGTGCTGGATCTAATATTGCTACTAACAATAATTGGGGTGGCAATGGTGGTAGTTCTATTTACGGTGGTGGTGCTGGTGTTTCTGGAACTACAGTTGGGACAAATGGTGGAAATTACGGTGGTGGAGGAGGCGGTGGTAGAGGTACGATATCGAATAGTGATGGTGGCGCAGGTGCAAGTGGTATTGTAATTTTTGAATATTAAGGAGTAATTATGCGCGCACACATTATTGAAAATGGAAAAGTAATAAATACAATTGAAGTTGATTCACTTGAATTTATGCAAAATCTTGTTGAAGCTACTGAAGGTGGTATTGGGTGGTCATATGTAAATGGTCAATTTGTTGATAATCGTCCACAGCCAGAAATAGTTACGCCACCCGCGCCAACCAAAGAAGAATTATTTGCTAAATTGCAAGAGCTTCAAACACAAATTCAAGCGCTAGGGTAAATATGAGCGACTATCAAAGTCTACGAACCCTTTTTACGGCAATGTCGTTTACGCCAGATGTGCCTAGCAATGCGCTTGGTACAAATGAGTACAACAGCGGAAAGAACGTAGAAGCTGATGTTCGTGGAGTGAAGAAGATATATGGCGAACAGGAAATACTGTCTGCCATTACTGATATGCCTATCTTCATGGAGGGCGGTTATCGATCTGAAACTGCTTGGGCTTACATTGTGGCTACACGCAATAGTTCCAGCCAAGGTAAATGGTTTTTAATTACTAGTTCTGGTATAACAAACATAACCCCTGGCGTAGGTTCTAATCCAAACGTATATCTATCTGGTTATACAGAAGACATTAATATCACCTTTTCAGCGGTTGGAAATGTTTTCTTTTTAAACGATACCTTGAGTAATCCAATGTATCTATTGCCAACTGCTACTGAGTTGACAGTAACATCTAATGCCACATGGAATTATGAAAGTGGAATAACTAGTACAACTGCTAGTTTTGTCCGTAATTACTGTTCACCAAACGTAGGCAACATCTTGGTGGCTGGTAACTTAACCAAAGTTGCTAGTGGCATTACAACTAACTATCCGACAACCATCCGTTGGTCACAAGCATTTGCTAATACAGGCATTCCTGCTACTTGGCAGCCAACCCTGTCTAACATTGCCAACGAGCAAGAAGTCCCAGTTCGTGGACCATTGGTAGACGGATTCTTTCTTGGTGCTAACTTCTACTTATGTTCCTATTGGGATACCGTGGTAATGGCTCCTATTGCTTATCAAAACAGCACAGCGCCTGTATTTGGTGTGCGCCTGTTTAACCAAGGTCGTGGCTTACTAAACAATAACTGTTGGTCAAATACTGATAGTGCTGTTTATGGCCTCGATGCCCGTGATATCTGGATATTTAACGGATCAGATTTTGCACCTTTGGGTAACCAAAAAGTTAAAGATTACTTTTACAACAACCTAAGTACTGCTTATTCTGCTCGTACATTTATGGTTAACAACACACAGAAAAACCAGATTGAGATTTACTATCCCGATCTGACTTCTAGTGGTTGGTGCAACAAGATGTTGTCATATCGTTATGATTTGCAAATTTGGAATGCACCCAAAGACATCTCAAATGCTTGCATGGCTACCGAAGCGCCTAAGTTTATAGATGGAGCTTTTAAATTAGCCTCTCGCGTGGTTACATACGCCCGTGCTGGCGTGTCAGGACAAAAGTTAGTACAGACTGCTGTGGGTAACTCGTTTATCAACAGTGGCGCTATTGATTCTCAGTTTGAGCGTAATAACATGGTTCTTCAGTCTCCTGAAGGTACTGTGCCTTATTCATCTAAAGTCTATGTCCATAGATTGCTTCCTGAGATATCAGGCTCTGGAAAGATCAACATTACTTTGGGCGGTGCTAATTCAACTGCACAAGCAGCCACATATGGTCAAACAGATTCAACCCTGATAGACACCAATACGCCTTGGGTTACTACTCAGCAAAACACATTTAGAACAATGTCTGTTAAGTTTGGATCTAATGATGCAACTGATACATGGAACATGACTGCTATTAACTGGCAAGCCACAGTTACTGAGGATGCGTTCTAATGAACTTTAATTTAGGCGCAATAGCATCACCTACTGAGATATCAGGGGCGATTAACTATTTGCTGGCTAACTTTAACCCTGGCATTGCCACTGATCCAGTAACAGGCCAAGTGACGGGTCCAACTGGAAATATTCTTGGTTACCTATACAAGTACATTGCTATCAAATATGCGGATAGTGCTGATGGCGCTGTAAATTTTAGTAACACTCCTACCAATAGACTTTATTTTGGTGTAAGAAATACTGATAGTTCAACTGAATCAACTAATCCAGCGGATTATGTTTGGACTCAAGTATCAGGTGGTTTTGGAACAACTAAATCACTTTGGTATGCAGTAACAGGTGGTCGCCAAATTCAGTTTGGCGTTTCAGTTCTTGCATTTGATGTAGGGTATGTACAAGATATTGGCGTATCTATTGACCTAGATGTTATTACTTCATCATTGACAAGTGATTCATTTGGGACTACGTTTGCCCCATCTACTTATCAAGTTCCATATACAAATGCTCCTGTATTTACAGGAATAATCTGTCGCTTATACGGTACAAATGCGTATGGTTCTGTTGATTTTGTAGCTTCTCAAACAGACTCAGACGGGGCGTTTGTAAACAATACATGGCGTATTGGTAACAGTTCTACTACTGGCTATACGGATATTGTTAAAACCAATATAACCATTGCTGATCCAACAGATGGTGGTTCATATGCTGTATGGCCTATTCCTACGGCTATGGCTGCTAATAACGCAACTATGGCAGTTCCTGTTAGATACAAGGACAATGCTGGAACTATTAGGCAAGCAGCAATATCAACAATGCAGTTTGTGTTTACTTATGGTGGTAAGAACTCAACCATTTGCTATGCCTTGTATAACGGCAATCCAACGGTTACAGGGTCTTCTGTTACCAAGTCTGGAACATCTGTACCAGCTACTACAGACTTCTCTCCTACGTCTGCTACAGCGTTTACCTATGCTGTACAAAACCCAGGCGCTTCTCAGGCCATGTTTCAGTCAGACGGCATATATGACCCAGTAGCTAACACTACTAACTGGAATACACCTTATTTGTCTAACCTTCGGGTTGGTCAGTTATCTGCTATTACTGCCGATCTTGGAACTATTAATGCTGGAACTATTAACAGTATTACTTTAAATTCAAGTTCAATCAATGGCGGCACTATAAAGATAGGTTCTGGTCATACGCCTAGTAGCAATGCTTTTGAGATAACAAGCGCTGGTGTACTTTGGGCAGATAACTTATTTAGTGGCGTTGGTTACTTTGCAAACAGTTACTACACATCTAACAATCCGCTAGTTGCGTATAGTTATGGAAACATAGAAGGTTTTATTGGTGGCATTAGTGCCGCTGGTTCTGGTGGTGCTAACGCTCATGGAGTGCGTGGAGCTAACTACAAAGCCTCTACAACCACCTCAGGACTAGTAGGTGCTGCCAATGGGTATGACTTCTATGCTGACGGCTCTGGCACTAACTATGGCCCGTTTACGGGAACTCACGATTCATTAGTCCCAATAGGGTCTACTTTTACTGTTGGCGACATTGTTGTTGACGAACAAATTATTGAGCGTAATGGAGTTTCCTCAACCATAGCCCTTGTTGGAAATAGTACAACAGCCAATCAATCAGGGGTTATTGGAGTGGTTTGTGCAGAACCAAGCCCCTTGAATGACCAAAGACCATCTGCGTTTATTGACAGTATTTCTGAAGTAGACGGCAAAACCGTTACTACTATGAAGGCTAGTTACTACACATCCTGCGGGATATACAACTTTATGCCATTAAACGCTGTGGGTGAAGGGCAGATTAATGTGTGTGGAATGGGTGGTGATATTCAAACTGGCGACCTAATATCAGCAAGTTCTGTTATTGGCAAAGGTATGAAACAATCGGATGATCTGGTGCATCAATACACCGTGGCAAAGGCTAGGGAATCTGTAACTTTTGCTAGTCCAACCGAGGTAAAAATGATTGCTTGCATATATATGTGCGGCTAACAAAGGAAATATATGGCTTATAAAGACCTTAATGATTTATACCAGCAGGTATTGGGCAGAGCGCCTGATCCTAGTGGACAACAATATTGGCGCACTCTTGACGTTAATGAAGACAATGGCCTTGAATTGTTTAAACGGGCGGCTGCTCCTGAGTTGGCTAGAACAGGTTATAGACCTCCACCTCCTGGACAAACGCCACCACCTGCAATTGCACCCACCTCTACGGCTCCTGCTAGTCCTGCGCAGACTATACAGCCTGTTGGTGGTTCTGCTGGGCAGATTGATACAGGTTGGAATGCTCAGAATCAAACTTATGGCAGTCCAAACACACAAGGTTTGATTTACGGTCAGCCTATGAATGGTCAACCAGCGGCTGGTACACCTCAAAAGGCTCCAATGCCTGGCGGTGGTAAAGGCGGCAATTATGCTAATACTGACTATGCACCCAGAGAAGCGCCATCTGGTAATTTTAATGCTTTGATGGGTAAAAGTGGTCAAACTTTAGGTAGTCAAGGCGCTTCAACTAACTCAGCAACCTCTGGTCAACCACAAATGGGACAACCAAATGCTTACCCTAATACTGTAGGTATGAAGGATAATTCAAGAAATACTACTGCTACAACTGGCGGTAAAGGTAAAGGAGTTTAATATGGGTGGAGGAAAAGGTTCATCATCAGGTAGCCAACAAGTTCAATTAACCCCTGAACAAACACGATTACTTGGCGCACAAACAGATTTTCTAACTGGCACAGCATTTCCTGCTTATCAAAAAGTATTGGGAATGGCAAATGATGTTTATGGAAATACTAACAAAGCGACAACAAATGCAGCCAATACAGCAAGTAATGTTGCTGGGCAAATAGGTGCTACCCAACAGAATGCTGGTATCCGTGGAACAAATACGGGTATGCAAGGACTGGCATCTTTGTTTGATCCTAATTACGAAGAAGGCCAAGTTCAAGCTGCATTGCAAGCAGGTCGTGAATCTGCACGTGAATCACAATTAGGTCAAAACGCTATGTATGGCGCTTCAGGTGGTTTAGGTAGTTCGCGTATGGCTTTGGCAGATCAAAACTTATCAAGTTTAAATGCCCAACGTCAAGCCACTGCTGCCGCTAATGCTCGCGCTGGTGTACAAGCCAACAAAGCTGCTGCTGCCAATCAACTGGCTACTTTGGGTGGTCAACAACTTAGTGCTGCTAATCAAGCTGCTGCTGCTCGTATTGGCTATGCAGGTACGCCACAAGATACTTTGGCTAAATATGCCCAAGTTCTTTTTGGAACACCCCAAGCTTCTACTACGCCTGACTTTAAAGGAACTCAAAGCACTACAGGTCAAAGTCAGAGCAAAGGCTTTAAAATTTAAGGATTTAATATGGCAGATAGTCATCCATTTGCAACTGCTGGGTTAAACCAATTTGGTGCTGATAGAAACTTTGCTTTTGGCGGAGATGGTTCTAATGGTATTGGATCTAAATTACTTGGAATGTTTATTGATCAAACTGGATTAAAAGATTATTTAAATGCTAATAATCCTAAAGCTAATCCTGTTGGAGTTAACCCAAATCAATACTCTATTGCTCCAGAACTACCAATATCTAATCAAGGTATGAATGTTATGCGATTACCTGTAGCACCCCCAGGTGGAACTGGTTTAAATGCCAGACCTGCTGGAATACCGCCTAATTTAAATTATCTAAATGGCGGCACAAATCCATTTGTAACACAACAACAAATTGATCCTAATGCCAAGCATGTAGGTGAAATTGTTCAAGCTTGGAATCCATAATGCCTGAATTAACACCAATTGCTCCACCTTCTGACAATGTTGCACAGAAGCCATTATCTATTGTTGATCAATATGAATTAGCAGTACAAGCGCGTGATCCTGTCGCCATGATGAAAGTGGCGCGAGAAACTGTTGGAACTCCAATTTCTAACGTTGCTGTTGAAAATGCTAATAAATTGCAACAATCAACACAAGCTTTTGATAATTTAACTAAACCAATTGAACAGGCTGGTGGTATACAAACTCCAGAAGGCAGATTAAAAGCAGCCGATAGTTGGAAGACGGTTAAAGATCATCCTCAGTGGGGTAATTTTTTAGTTGAACATTTGTTGGGCAACCCTAATGCTCGATTACAAGCAACTGGTGGAAATGTAAAAACATCAATTAGTTATGACGATCAAGGTAATCAACTAGAAGAACATACTAACGAACTAGGTCAACGCGTAAAAGTTGTTGATGTTGCTACACAAAGAGAACTTGGTCCATCAGAATATGGTCGTTTAGGTGGTGGACGCACATCTTTAGAAAACACTTTAGCCCGTAAAGCACAACTAGAAAATCAAAAGCAAAATCTAGAAGAGTTTAATAAGAATCAAAAGGCTACAGGCGCATGGGGAGCAGCAGCGCCAGAACTTAATACTTTGTATGAGCAGAAACAAAAAATGCTACAACAACTGTATGGTTCGGGTTTAAACAATAAACAACTTGAAGAACTTGCAAGTTTTACAACGCGCCAAATTGGTTCAAGCCAATCCATATCTAAAGGCTTTACTGATTTAGATCAATTTGTTAAATCTCGTGGAACTAATGTTGATGAAGCTGTTGCCAAAAGCGCTAAAGCAGCCGCATCTCGTTTGGGATTGAAAGTTGAAGCTGATGGTTCTATCAAGAACTCTAAAGGTGAAACTGTTAATGCCAGTGCTTTGGCGCAGTTACAAAAGAATTTCTCTGAAAGTAATTCATCAGAACAAAACTATAGCCAAACACAAGCCGATGCAGCAAAAAGCATGGTGTACAAAAATCTTGGTTTAAAAGAAAAGCAAGTATTTGACAGTATTCTTGAGATTGATCGCAGGATTGAAGACAAGAGTTCTAGATTGTCATCTCAATATGGTCAGCCAAGTTTCTTAATAACTCCTTCAGCAATGTCGGTATCTGATCAATTTGCTCGTGGTGAAGTTCAAGCCATTATTGGTAAATTTAATTCTGTTGCTTTACAAGAATTCCAGAACTGGAAAGATGACAAATTAAAAAGTTATCCTTCAGGACAGGTTCCTAATCCCAATGAACTAGAACAAGCATTTATTAAGACTCCTATATATAAAGAATTAAAAAATAAATATATGGAAGAAACTACAAATGTAAGGTCTAGACCAGTAGAAGCATTCCCAGAAACACCTGCACCTACTCCAAACAAAGTTCAGCGTGAAGAGCCAAGACCATCTCCTACCGAAGCGGGTAAAAGAGAAGAAACAAGAGCGCAACTTCGTCAAAAGAATAGGAAGGAATAAACATGGCATTTGATGCAGAAAATTACCGCAAAGAAGCCAAGGCTGCTGGTTTTACTGACGAAGAAATTGAACAAGATATAGCAGAAGAAACAAAAGGCGCTAAACCTTTTGCTGGCGATGCAAACATGGCTAACGTAAAAGTTGACCAGTCAACATTTGGAATACCTGATTACACTGTTCCTGCTGTGGCTGGCGCTACTGCTTTTGGAGGTGCTATTCTTGCTCCAAAGGTTTATAAGTCTATAAAAGATAGATTTATATCTCCAGGCCAATCTGTTGCTCCAATTGAGCCAATGATGGATGTTAGCCAGCGCCCTCTTGGTAGACAAGAGCCAAGATTGGTTGGCGACCTATTGCCAGAATCTAAGTTGCCAACTCTTCCGCAACAAACCATAGCGCCTATTCCAGAAGTGCCTACCGTTCCATTAAATACTTCTGTTGGTAATCCACCAAAAGATATGGGGCTTATTAAACAATCTGAGCAAAACAAACTTAAAAACGAACTTGCCAAACAAAAGACAATAGGTGTAAATCCTTTTGAGGGCGCTTCAGAACTTAGGACTGGTACTGGTAAACCTGCGTTTGAAGGTATGAATCCTGAGGGCAAGATGAGATCTACTTATCCATCGATAAGGGATGTACCTCAGGGTAAAGCGTTTATTCCAAATGCACAATACATTGATGTATTAAGAAACGATCTTGGTCAGCCAACATACACACAATCATTTACTGGTCGAGATTTTCCTACGGAATATAAAGGTTCTATTGAAACTGGCAAAGAAATAAATAGAAGTTTAGGTAGAGAAACTCGCGCTCAATTAGAAGCTAGAGGTGTTCCGCATGAACAAATGCCAGAACCTACAAAAGGCATTCTTGAACGAGTAGGTGGTCCAAAGGGATCTAAAGTAATTAAAGTTGGTGGTGTTGCTGGCGCATTAATTTCATTGGCTGATTTGGCTAAAGCAGAAAACCTACGTCAAGGTGTTGGCAATGTTGCTGAAGGGTTATTACCAATAGGTATGACTTCATCTGAACTTGCACCTGGCACACTAACTGAGAAACAATTAAAAGCATTTCAAGAAGCCCAGAAGTTGGGTAGCCCATATCGTTCAGTACCCCCACCGAGATAATCATGACACATCAAGACGAAACCGTAGGGGCTATAGCCACCAAAATAGCACCTCCAGTAGGAGTATCCTTGGCGACCGTATATGGTTATCAGGTCAGTGAACTAGTCCTTTGGGCTACTTTGATATACACGATTCTGATGATTGGTCTAAAGTTATACCAAATCTACAAAGAGGTGAAAGATTGAACCCACCCTTATCTTCGCAGGATGCAAACTTGCCTACGAAGGAATCAAGTCGGCAATTGAAGCGTACCAAGACATCAAGAGGACTGGTGGCGAGGTTGCAGGTATCGCTGGTGAGGTCGGTGGGTTACTCTCGAAATTCTTTCACGGTCAAAGCCAGCTAGAAGAAGATTATCAGAAGAAGACTGAAGAGACTAAAGAGTTAGCCAAACAGGGCAAGGTCAAGAATGTAACCCTGCAAGCCATAGACAATGTAATGCATGTCCGTCAGATCAGACAGTATTACAAAGACTTAGAACACATGGTTAGATACGAGTTGGGTATGCCTGACTTGTGGGTTGAGATACAAGCAGAGCGTGACAAGTTGATTGAAGAAGCTAAAGCAATAACTAAACTACAACAAGAAGCTGAGAGACAAGAGCAATTAAAGAGGCAAGAAAAGATACAAAGGATCAAAGATAAAGTACATATATACATAGCAATACTGATTGCAGCGGTTTATGTGTACATTTCTGTTTGGTCTTTAACTTGGTTAGTTGAGTATGACAGGGAATGGAGATGGGGATACTGATATGGGAGATTGCTGTTATGGTAGTTGTCACCATACTTATCGCTGTGGTGGTAATTTGCGCGTCTTGGTTTGTGCGTGAGCATGACAAACGTGCTGACTACTATAAGAAACAAGCAGAAATCTGTTGGAGAAATAAATGAATGAATTATTTGGTTTACTCAAGGGCTTGGCCCCTTCATTGGCGACTGCTGTGGCAGGTCCTTTGGGTGGTATGGCTGTTACCGCTTTGGCTAACAAGTTTGGTGTTGCTGATTCTGTCGAGTCGGTTGCTAAAGCTATTGCTGGCGATCCACAAGCGGCTCAGAAGCTGGCTGAACTAGAGTTAGAGTATGCGAAATTGGATGCTGCTGACCGTGATTCTGCCCGTAAGAATGAAGCAGCCCTAGCGACGAGCGAGAACACCCCTCTGCTCAACAAGTCAGTAACACCTATTCTAGCGATTGTGGTGGTGGTTGCATGGGGACTTATCCAGTATCACTTACTAACCCATGTCGTACCCAATGAAATGCGAGAGATCATTATTCGTGTACTAGGTACATTGGATGGTGCATTGGTTATGGTTTTGTCTTATTACTTTGGCGCAAGCCATAAACACTAATATGTTGTTATCACCACATTTTTCCCTTGAAGAACTTACCGTCACCGATCACAGAGAGTTTGACAATACCCCTAACAGTTCTGAAATCAACAACCTTAAACGTGTTGCAGACTTGCTAGAACAAGTTAAGACACTGATTGGTGGCAAGCCTATTATGGTTAACAGTGCCTTTAGGTGTAAGCAGGTCAATGATGCCGTAGGGTCTAAGGATACTTCTCAGCACCGTGTAGGGTGCGCTGCTGACATCAGAGTGCCAGGTATGACACCAGATGAAGTAGTCAAGGCTGTAATGGCCTCAGGCATTAATTACGACCAGATCATTCGTGAGTTCAACTCATGGACGCATATCTCTGTACCAAATAATCCATCAGGTACACCACGCAAACAAGCATTAATTATTGACAAACAAGGTACTCGTACTTATTCATAAATAAGTCATATAACCTTTGTCTAATACGCACCATGAAAATACAGCGAGTAGATACGCGGCTCGACTCTGTGCAGACGAGACTGTCGGTACTTCAAAAGAAGTGTTTACCTTATGACAAGCCTTATGACACAAATCATGGCTATTGGTGGATTGCTACTCAGGATGGGGTGGATTGTGCTTTCGCAGGTCTTATTTGTAGTCCTTGGTGGTCTGATTGCGGTTACCTTATACGCTGTGGCGTTGTTCCTGATCATCGTGGACAAGGGTTACAGAAGAAGTTTATTCGGGTCCGCATCCGACAAGCAAAAGCTCTCAAAATGAATTGGGTTATTACAAGCACATACGATAACCCTGCTTCAGCAAATTCTCTTATTTCGTGTGGTTTCAAAATGTTTAATCCAACTAAGCCTTGGATGACAAAGCACACAAGTTACTGGCGATTAAAACTGGAGTAGTCATGCCTCAAACACCACGTTTATCAGATGCTGAGTTCATCGAATTATGGAAAACGACAGGTTCTGCGACTGCTATACATAAAGTCACAGGGGGCAATATACGAACCATTCAGAGGCGTAGGGCTGCTTTAGAGACTAAATATGGTCTGTTAATGGAAGCCAAAAATCCTCATGGAAGACCAGAAAGACCACAATCAGCATATGAGCGTAAGCAACTTGGTATCCTAAATGGTACAGGGATTGTTTTTAGTGACGCGCACTATTGGCCTGGCATTGTCACAACAGCTCATAAAGGTCTTTTATGGGCGATTAAAGAGTTTAAGCCATCATTTGTGATATGTAATGGAGATGCGCTAGACGGGGCTTCTATCAGTCGCCACCCGCCTTCTGGTGTATCTGGCAAAGAACCTAGTCTTATTGAAGAACTAAAGGCTTGCCAAGAACGGCTTGGAGAGGTCGAGGAAACAGCCAAGCAAGCCCGTCACAACGTTAAGCTAGTCTATACATGGGGTAACCACGATTCGAGGTTTAACGCCCGTTTAGCAGCCAATGCGCCTGAGTTTGCCAAGACCTATGGTTTTAAGTTAGAAGACCATTTTCCCAACTGGGAATTCTGCATGACTTGCTGGCCTACAGATGATTTGGTTGTTAAACATAGGTATAAAGGTGGTGTTCATGCTACGCACAATAACACTGCAACAGCAGGAAAAAGTATTGTTACTGGACACCTACACAGCCTAAAAGTAACACCTTATGCTGACTATAACGGTAACCGATTTGGAGTTGATACAGGTACACTTGCTGAACCATATGGACCTCAGTTCAGTTACGGTGAAGACAATCCCTTAAACCATAGAAGCGGTTTCGCAATTCTGACATTTAAGGATGGGAGACTTCTTTGGCCTGAACTGGTCCACAAGTGGGACGATGGTCAGGTAGAGTTTAGAGGTCAAATCATTAACGTTTAAAGGATTTATATGTATAAAGTCGAGATCGAATTAAATGGCTGGGGCGAAACAATCACAATGGAAACTAGTGATTTTTCCAAGGTTGCTTTGTTAGCTGAATTTATTGAAGAACAAGAAGAGTGCAACTGGAGCGAAGACGACGAATTAGTCTTTGTTGACGAAGACGGCATCAGCTACTACTACGACGAAGACCTCGACGAGTGGGTTGAAGTAGAAGAAGAAGAAGACGAAGATCAGGAGTAAATCAAGGGCATAGCGTCTTGCACAATTTCTTGGATACAGGCCAAGGTCTGATCCATAGGGACATCGTGTTTACGCTGAGACCTTAATAACTCGCTAATTTCAGATAGGGCTATCCACGCTTCCGCAGCATGGATGGCTCTTTTTGCATCTTCTAGGTCGTCAAACTCTAGAGTGATTTTCATTTGTCCTCCGACAGCATTAGTACTGCTACCAAAGTGGCAACGGTAGCTATTGCTCCAAACATAATTAAGAACACTACCCAAAGAACTGTCTCTAACATATAGCCCTCCATTCCCTTTCTGATCTACCAGAATTAGACCTAGCAGTTTTACCTGTTAACTCGATCATTCCCAGCTTTTGCAACTCTGGCAACCTACGCCATACCTGGTCGTTCCGTAGTCCAGAATACTTTGCTATACCGTCTTTACCCAATGGTCCATACTTTTTTAAGCAAGCATGAATAACTTCCATATGGGCGGGAGCTACATCAGCAACGCTGTGAGCAGCCATATGACTTGTTATTGGATCAAGGACTCGCGCCCTAAAGAATTCCATTAGTTTCATATCTTCCTCATTATTCGTAGATTGAATTCGTTCTCTGGCAGTGTCCAAAAAGCTTGTTTGCATCTGTTTACTTCTTTCATTTTGTATCTGTACGCTGGATTGCAGTCTTCACAAATAGAACATTTATCTTTTGCTATTCGTGCAAATTCTCTCCAACTATCAAACTGTTCCCTTGATTGAAAACATAGGGGGGTGGGGGTGCTGTTATCCATTGTCAGAAGGGGACGTCATCATCCATGTCTTGCACAGTTTTGACGGGAGTGTCTTTCTTGGCAGCTTTAGCCTTTTCCATCACAGCAGAGTTAAATTTCTCGTTTGCATAGATGTAGTTAAACCATTTGCCATCGTCCATCTTCTTGGATGGATACTTTACAAAGTCACCCTTACTGCCAGACATGATGCTGCAACTCTTGATAGTGATAAACGGGTCTACACCTGGTTTAGATGCCAAGATTAAGTTGAAAGAGGGGTACTTACCGTCTTTCCATTCGACTGAGATTTCCATGATTAGCCTTTCTGTTTTTTAATTGCGGATCTGGTTGGTGCTGTTAACAGTCCCCAGAGCCATAGTTTTTGTTCGCTGTCTAGCATTGCTTTGTCGAGCATTTCAGATGCTTCTTTTGCTTTGCCGACACCGACCAATTCCTCACAGGCAACTGCCATACCTTTGAGAAATTCTTGATCCTCTTCGTTAACCTCAGGGCTACCGCGAGGAGTAATTATTGGCGCATCACCTTTGCGACCTGTTGTAGCGTCTAGCGCATCATGTTCAACAATCTCAAGCGCTGCAACCCACAGATACCTGCGGATATATGTCTGCACTGCGCCAAGGTTTTGGACCTCATGACAGCCTTTTAAAGCAGCCGTAGACATAGGACTAGAGATAACTATCTGCTCTTCTGGTATTGACATGTTGATGATTGTCATGGTCGCCATGTCTTTGCCAAAGCTGATAACCGATGTGAGGCCAACCTCATCAAATATATTTAGTGCTGGAATGATAAAGTCACCCAACTCAAAATAGTAATAGTTAGCAAACTTGTTATGTCCTGACTTCTTGAGTTTAGATGCGTGAAATCTAGACCGCGCAATATTCAACTTCTGATATACATTCATTATTCTGCTCCAAATACTAGTTCTAACTCTTCGTTGATGATGGCTTGCTGGTCTTCAGGATATAGATCCCTAAACTCAACAAAGTGATTCTCATGGCAACAGCCAATCTTTTCTTCTTTAGGCTGGCAGCAGTAACAGCAATACTCCACGCTGGATTGCATAAACTCTTGCTTGTATTGCTCGAATAGACTCTTTACTTTCATACTTTCCTCTCTTTTATCATTGCGTCTGCCATCTTGTATGCGGAAATAGCAGTATCTTCTTGACCACATTCTTTTTTAAATTCTGTGTCTGCACAATAACCCTGCATAGCCTTAGCCGCAAAGTAATCACGCAAGGTCATGCCTATTTCATTAGGCCATTGAGTGCGTGGAAATGCTGGTATATCTTTCATATCATTTTCTCCAATGCTTGTATTACTCGGTCGCGCAACATATCAATGATGTTTTGTCCATCAAGGGTTTGCACTTCGTCAATGCTATACATATCGTCATATAGCCTGTGATACACAATGAGAAGCTTTACTTCTTCCCACTGTACGTGTTTAACAAATTGTGATGTTTTCATATTCCAAGTACTAAAGTTTTTTG